TCATTTTTAGATGAAAGCGACACTATTCATCATCCTCTGAATAATCAACAACTTCCCAATCACTAGCAATAGCATCTTCAAGAGAAATACCTATATCTGACTCCCAGGCTTTTCTACGGAGTACACCTCCAGTCTCATGAAGTTCGCACAAAGCTTCTTCTAATTCCACATCAGTCTCCTATAATAACAATAAAATTTCTTCGTCTTCTCTTCGAAGCATCTCTAAATACTGCTCAATAATTCTTTGCGCATTTAAACGAGCTTCTTCTAACGCTTGTTCTCGAGATACAGCGGCTTGAATCTCACTAAACTTATCAATAACATTAGACACCACGGAATCAGCAAGAACGTCAACGCTAGAAGTCTTAATGTTTGCATCTTTGATTACCTCTTTTGCTTCATTAAATAATAGATTATAAACCTGTTGGTCTATTTCCTCAGGTCTCAGTTTTATTACTTCTTGCTGTTTTTCACGCTTTACATAAGTAACATGTTTCTTACCGCTTATTCCTTTAGCGTCTTGTTGTATTCCTGAACCATCTGAGGCAGTACCATTACTGCCTGTTATCAATATGCCAAAACCAGAACCAGACGCATTGCCATTTAAGTTTGTAAACGCATTGCCATTAGCACCAGTGATTTGTATATTAAAACCAGCACCACTTGCACTTCCACTACTAGAAGCAGTCCCGCTGATTCCTGTTATTTGTATATTAAACCCTGAGCCTGTAGCGCTCCCATTTACACCTGTAGAAGCATTACCGCTTGCACCTGTTAGCTGTACTTCAAACCCTGCCGCACTTGCATTACCATTAGCCGAAGTAGATGCTGTACCATTAGCACTTGTTATCTGTACATTAAAGCCAGAGCCAGTAGCGGAACCATTAGTAGTTCCAGAAGCGCTACCACTACTGCCAGTAAGCTGTACGCTAAATCCTGCGCCGCTTGCATTACCATTAGTAGCAGTAGACGCAGAACCACTACTACCAGTTAGTTGTACTTCGAATCCTGCACCAGATGCACTAGCACTACCACTAGCATTTCCAGATGCTCCAGACAAAGTGACTGAAAATAGACTAGCACTCGCATTACCATTATTAGACGACCCTACAGTAGTTAGGGTGCTTAATGGAGATTCGCTAAGTGAGCTAAATCCTAGATTCATATTACCAGGTAGTTATAAAGCAGATGCTATCGCCACCACGACCAGCCTTGCCAGCTGCCGAGCCAGTTAATGCACCACCTGAGCCACCACCACCACACCCATAAGCACCATCACCGCCGTTTGACTGCACTAAGCCTGCACCAGTCGCCGTACCGTGCGTAGAGCCACCACCAGTACCTCCCAAGAAGTAATGATTGCCCAATACTACCCCTGGTGTACCAGAACCCGCTGGAGTAGTTGCAGCAGCAGCGCCAACGCCACCGAGTCGGTTACCAATTTCATACGGTGAGCCGGTCTGAGCCGACCCGTTAATCATACCGCCGTTTGTGCCAGCCGTAGCAGCAGCAGGCAAGTCGCCACCACCTGTACCTCCGGTTGTACATGCGCCGGATGTAGGTAGCGTTAATGCACCACCCGCAACAGCAACCCCACCGATAATGCCCAACTGACCAGCCATAAAGTTAAAGTTACCCCAGCCAGCAAGAATATTGTTGGCAATAGTAGCAACAGCACCCGCTGTACCAGCAGCACCAGCTGTTGCACCGGCAGCATTACCACCATTACCGCCGTTGTTAGCGATTAACAGTAAATAAGATGCTGTGGGGCTGGTAGTAGGCGTATTGGATGTCACCGATATATACGATGCAGCCGCACCACCGCCTTGCATCACGTTGATGTAAAGCACTGGCGGCAGGAAATTCAATGGCACAGTGAGTATACTTACGCCACCAGAACCACCTCCTCCTCCTCCAGCTGCAGTGCTGTTTGCGCCAATTGCGCCAGCACCACCGTTGCCACCGCAACCGACCAGGACAAATTGCGCCATGGTCTTGTTGCGTGGCTTATGCCATATTTGCAAGTGCCTCTGTGTACTAGAAGGCGCAGTAGCATAGAATACGTCTGTATTCATGCCATAGCCGGGTAGATACATAGGTGCTGACATCAGTAAGTCCCGTAGAACGGAATAAACTGCCAGCCAGCAGCAACAGCAGTACCTAGCCCAATATATATTTTAGTCCCAGGTTCAAATGGTCTGTTAATAGGCCACCAAATATCGTTAGAGGTAATGCCTGCTGCTGCTGCTGTAGTTGCAGGCAACGGTAACTCGCTCAGAAACGTGTTATTTGTCGCTGTTGCGTTAGTTGAGCCATTATTCAAGAACATACGTGCAACAGATGCAACGTTAGTGCCGTTAGCTTTGCACATGAATCCCAGCAAGAATGAACCATTAACGCTATCCATAGTTGCTACCAGGACATTGTTAGCGTTTGTGCCATCAAAGTCATTGGCGGCAAGTGTAATCTTGGCGGAAAAAGTCTTGGTACTGCCACCCGTTGAGCTATTACTAACGGCTTTGACATACATGGGTAAATTATTGGCTGCCATAATATTCCTACATTAAGGGGACATTGCCCATTGAAAGGGCATTAGCTAAACCTAGTTCGGTCAGCTGATTAGCTATGTGCATTTGAATACTGACAAATACGTCCTTAGTCCCTGCACTGAAGTTAACTAAGGCATTTGCATTTGATGACTCTGCTACCTGATCGCGGCTTAGCGTACTAGACGTGACCAACGTACCGTAACCAGTCTCCCACTCAGTCCCAGTCTGCCCAACAATCGCATAAGGTATCTGTGTATCACCTACGGCAAAATCAGTACTGAACGGGTTAAACTGGCTAACTGCGCCCAATAGGGTAACAGTGCCCGTTCCTGTTGTTGTCGTTGTTTCCTTTGTTCTATCAGAGAAACGAGGCATACTATACTCTTGTCACAAGAATATCACTTGTATAAGTGATACTAAAGTTACCAGAAGAAGCAGTTACAGTGCCACCAAAATCAACAAATCCAACAAGGTAGTCAGTTGTATTAGTGCCGCTATTTTTGTAAACAATAGCTCCAACCGCACTAAACGTAGAAGCAGTCCACCCATTAACAATGTTTGTTAGCGTAAGAGTATTTCTATTGTTAGTTGTGTCTATTGCGTTAAACGTATAGGCTTGCGCAATGCCGCCAGCAGTATAGCCTGTTCCTGTTATCTCATTAGTAACATCAGAACGAGCAATCCATGTGTCTAAGTTTGCTTCAGATGGGATACTTGAAACAAGCAAAACTTTTAATGTGTCACTAGAAAAGTTATGCCTTGCAATACATAAATTTCTTGTTAAGTTTGTAAAACTAGTAGAAGCCATTTTATTCCTCTATAACATGCGTTATTAAGCCATTTTCATCACGTATTGGTCTTTTAATACGAGGTCTATTTACTGATTCGTGTAGTCCTTGTACAGTGTTTGCAAGATCGCTAATTTGTTGCATAACTGCTTCATTGTTTTGTGAATGCATATCTGTAAGCGACTTGATAGGCTGTTCTAGTTGTTTCATAGAGATAGCACCAAAGTTTTCAGTATATCGCATATACTCTGTCACAACTAGCTGTTCATAATTAATCATGCTGCTTCACCAGGTTTGTTTTCTTTTGAGCTAGCATTAATCAATGCAATATCTTTTTGTGCATTGACTGTAGTAAGCGTCTTAAACACATCAACATCCATAGCTTTATGACGAAGCTCCATATCAGCACTCTTATTAGCATCATCTGCCAATATTTTCATTTGCTCATACTGTTGTTCAATAATAGCTAGTTTAGCTTCGTATTGATGTTTAGCCAAGTCAAGCTTTTGCTTATTAGCCTCAGCTTCCGCTTTGTACCTAACACTTTGCTGCATAGCTTCCGCTTTGCCGAGCTCAGCTTGCGCCAAAGATGCCTCCATCTGCATCTGAGCCACTTGTACCTGCTCAGCTTTAGCACTCGCTTCCGCTTGTGATTGTTGTTGCATTTGTTTTTGCTGCTTTGCAACATCAGACTGCGGGTCTAGCACATACTTATAAGCAGAATGAAGACCAGAAAGCTTACAAAACTCGTTAATTGTGTTGTAAATACGAGTATCGTCCAACAAATAAGTAAATGGCGAACTAGCAAGCGTGGCTTGTATACTTTGTAATTGACCAATTGCGGCAAGCTTTTCTTGCTTATTACCAGCGCCTAAACCTACTTTTACAGTAGTTAAGCTTCTAGGAATCCACTCAGAAGGGTTAACTTGAACCCAACGGCCTTTAAATTTGTAGTCTTCAATAGTATCGATATGCTTATGTGCTAAATCTCTAATTTTTATATAAATAGGCTTAAGACCAGTTTCGGCCAAAACACGAACAATGAGACCAGAAAGCGCTTCTTTAGCAGTCATCAACTGTGCAACGCCTTGTGAACCTACTCTGTCACCAATGTTCTGAGGCGCAGAAGGGCCATCAGCAGAAACGCCCGTACGCCCTGCTTTCATTTCGGCTAAGTACCGCATTAGCAGAATAGGAGAGTCTGTAAAAGCTTGTACAGGGATAGGGTTGATAGCACCAGCTTGCTTAACACGCTTAATGCCACCAGGTGTAGATGTAAGCAATTCGTCCATATCAACAACAAGAGCTTGCACAACTTCTTTTTCTTGATTATTTTGAAGATAGAAATTGTCTAAAGTGGAGCGCAATACCGCTGTTGATTGATCTTGTATTTCCTTTACTCTATCATAAATAGATAGGCCTCTAAACTTATGAGACATCAAAATAGCAGTACAGCCAACCCAAGGAGAGCCATCAGGAAGAGGCTCAACAGAAATAAGGTGTGTTGGTGTACCTTCGCCTACTGTAGTGACTTTGACATATTCAGCAATGCCATCATTATTGTAGTCCATGTACAAGTAAGACTCTTGCAAGTCGTATTCCTGCATAGTCATATCAATAGAGCTACGAGAGCTTAAAACAGACTCGTTCTGAGCTTCTTGTCTAAACGAATTGCGATAGCTATTAGCAAAAGGCAAGTCTTTTATAGTTTTTTCAGGTATACCTAAATTGATAAGGTCAGTGTAAGTTTTGACCATTTCATGACAAACAAATCGAGCATTTGTCAGATTAATAGAATTGTGGTCTGAATTAACTTTTATGTTTTCTAGTGGTACAGACTCAACATTTATTTTACCATAGGTGCAAGTGTTTTTAAACTGAACATCATAAAAAGTGCCAAAGTCGGTTACATCTTCTTTTAAAGAGAAAATATCGATGTCTTTCTTTGTGTTTACCAATAAATGTAGCTGTTCTTGCGTAAGACCAGAATAAGAAACAGTTTCAACTTTTTCTTCTTTAGTGTAGTAGACTTTGCTAATACCATTGTTTTGTAGAAGTGCATCTTTTGTCATTTGATGAAGAATAACAAACCCATCATTTTTCTTCATTAAAACGTCATAGACGTACTCTGTTTCCAGCTCCGCTTGTTCTTCATCTTCAGGATTAATAGGGTCGAATGAAACACAATCAGCTGAGCCAAGGAAAGCTTCCATTACAGAAGGCATAATCCACTCGATACAGTCTGCGACGTCTGTGGAGGTAACCTGTGAACGGCCCTCAACCTCAGTGCCATCAGGTTTACCAAGGTAATAATTAAGCGGGGTCTCTATGTCAATAGAGGTGCCGCTTGAAAAGTTATTCGGAGAAAACGATAGTGTTTGCTCTATCTCATTATTAATTACAGAAAGAACAAAGGCATCATCAATTTTTTGTTTCATATTAGAGCTACCTTATTCCTCTTAATGTACGTGAATAATCCAATTTTTTATGATTAGATCCACCTATTGTATTAGATGAGCCAATAGCACCAAGAACTAGATATTGTCCCGCTTCTGCTACGTGTGAATATGAATTTTTGTCTGGGACTTCTTTGAATCTGTCTTCATTTGAGACATATAATCTTTTGTATTTATATCCTCCACCCATGGCTTTACGAAACATAGGTGCACCAGAGGCAATCATAAGAGAAGGTTTACCAGTAAAATCAAGTGTAGTTAATGAATTTGCTACTGCTTCTCTGCGAATTGTAAAATCGTTCGTATAAGTTGGCCAGACATCAAGGCCATTGTTGGCAAGAATTAGGAAAGGTGTCATTTCATCTGTCTGGGCGCGCTGTTCACCAGCAGGGTCTCCATATATCTCTATGTTTGAGAATATAGAATATTTGTGCGAACCGAGCTTTTCATGAAGAAGTTTACCAAATGATGTCGCTCCCATATTAAATGTGACAAGTTCATCTATAATGATAATCTGGCCAGAAGGCTGTTTAACACCAATTACCGCTGCTGGTGTTAGGCCAAAGTCTATACCAACGTATAGAGTCCATCTTGCTGATAAATTAATTGGTGAATCTGTATAGTGTAAGTCATCATTGTACTCAGGATAAACAGGAGATCCATCTGATACAAAGCCATAAGATCCATGAACATAGACATCAATCCATTGCTTTGTTTTACCACGCATCATATCAGTATAATATGTATCTTCCAGATTATTCATATTTTCAGCGTTATGTGAAATACCAGAAGGCTGCTTGAACAGTTTGTATCCTTCTGGTTTTTCTTCTTCAAATATTTTATAGAACCAATGGTCAGAATCAGGTGGGTTAGTATCCATTATGACTCCTCTCCATGTTGCGCCATAAACTTTTTTTCCATCCTTTTTAACAGTCTTAGGGAACCTAAGACGACCGCTTACCGCATCAGCAATAACACGAGGAATCTCGCGAACTTCATTAAGAAAAGCGCCAGTTATCTCTAAGGATAAAAGTTTTTTGACGTCATCTGGCTTATCTAAGGCACGAAAAATAAACTCCGCTTCGAGTCTGGTACCATCATCAAGCTTATGGCGCATTATGAACTTCATGTTTCCCGCTTGGTACTCTCCAGCTGACTTAGGAATCCACTCGAAAAATGTCTCCATAGTGGTATCTAGGAGTTCTCTATATGTGTTCCTGATAATAACCCAACGTGTGCGCCTAATGCCATTTGCATCTGGCATTTGTTGGTGCGCTCTTAATAAGAGCTCAACGACACATGCGACAGATTTACCGCTTCCAAACGGGCCCATAATAGCACGAACCATGCTATCGTCATTATGGAATAACGCTCCTGTTGGATTAGCGATATAATTAATCTCTTTTACCATCCTAGAAACTTGTTTTCATAGGCAAAGTTACAGTGAATTTAAAATTATCATCATTTCCATCAGACTCCTCACTTTTCTTCCAGATATCAGAGCCAAAATGTTTCAGATAGCATATACTAGACTCTTTGCCCTTCTGACCGCCCATTGATTGAAACAAAGATTGAACCGCTTTCCGCTTTGCTTCTGTGCGACCTTTATTGTATGCCCTGCAAAAGTAGAAGTAATCTTGTTTTGACGCTTCGACTTCTGGCATTGTTAAGCCATAGTAAGCTAAAACTTCCTCTGGTTCTAGACCCGCTGCCATACACTCGACTTCATTTAAAGTAATAATGTCAAAGTATTGCATTGTATTCAGATCAATTTCTCTGTAAATACCTTTGCTTGCGATTGCCATTTTATTTGTTCTGTGTTTGTTCTAGTTAGGAGCAAATTAACACGAAATGGGGTGCTTTGTCAAGAATAAAAATTTTTTTTTGAAAAATTTTTTTTTGGGATTTGCGTGAGGTGATTGGTGTAAGGCACTAGCTTCAAAAAGCCCCCCCCACCCACCTTCATGGTTTCCCGCTTGATGCGCTGGTTCTCTCACTTCACCTTATTAATTCAAAACTATTGCAATAAACACTTGACATTGTGTAAAACTTAGTGCACAATATGTTCACAGTAAATGTTTTACTGCTAACTTAAACACTTAACACAGGAACTAATATGAACTACTATAAAGTAATCGACGAAAACGGCATGATAATTTATTGTTCACAAGATACACTGCTCGATACAATTGATAACTGTGAAACCGCTTTATGTGTGATTGTAATTAGTGAAGCTGATTACTACGATTTATATAAAGACGCATTTGACGAACAACATTAACACAAACACAGGAACTAAACAATGAACACTACTAAAGAACAAGCATTAGGCGCAATCTATCGCAAATATTTGACAACGATCGAAGGACTAACACGTGAACAAGCGAAAGCTAAAAGCGACAACGGTTGTCCTTTTACTGCTGAGCAATTGAATAATGCGCTTGCAAGAAAGGTTAAGTTATCTAAACAATATGAACAAAGTGCAAAACCTGAACAATCTAAGGATAAAACACTGCAAGACTATCTAAATGACGAACAAATAATAGAAGCGCGCCGCTTAATTGATAGCGGCATTAGGGGCAACACGCTTAAAATGTATTGCCGAGATCTTTTTAAGATTCGCGATAAAGCAATACTTCAGACAATTATTACTTTACTTGATGTCAAAGTTACACGCACAGGTGCACGCGGTGACAGCTTAGATGATAAGTTTAACGCGTTCTGTGCAGAAAAAGTGCGCACAGTTGACGAAATGAAAGCTTTCATTAATAAAATCGGTACTAAAAACTTCATTAGATTTACTTCGCATTTAATAGCACGAGGCGAAATGTTTAACAAAGTGCATGCAATGTATAACAAATGAGTTAATTTTTAAACAACAACAACAACAATATGTTAAGCCCGATTTATTCGGGCTTTCTTTTGCCTGTAATAGCGAATCGCTATCAAAATACGGCGATTTAAGCCCGTTTTACCGCTATGAGGTAGGGTAGCCTAGGGCTAGGCGTTTTCGCGCCTTGTACCCCTATAGATTTTAGATTAATGAGCGTCCCTGATCGGTATTAGGGATGATAAAACCCGCTTCACGGATAACGAGATAATAAGCGCCGTTTTTGACTACACTTCCCCTATACACCGCTAGTTGTTGTACCTGTGCGTCATTGTCTATTACTCTCGACTTTTGCAGTGTATCTAAGAGCGGCTTTAATCTATTGTCTATGTCATAGATTCTATTATTAGGGGGATATAGCACTATTGATAAATGTATGTTGCTAGTTATCGTTTCGATATTACCGAGCTGTTGATTTATTAATTCAATACCGCTTTGTTGGGAAAGTCTGCCAGACTTAGATAGGAACACTCCATTACGTGTCTTTACATAATAATTGTTAATAGAAGGCATCCAGTTTAAGTATAAATTAATCATTTTTAGTCCAGTAAGCATTTTTTCGATTAAGTAATCAAGTAATCTAAATACTTAACGATTACTTGACGTAAATTGTTGTTTTTAAATAGAGGATTTACCCTTTAGTGAGATATTAAGTAATTAAGTAATTGCGCATATCGTCATGTTCTGGATTTGTTCTGGTCACCCTCTCACCCGCGCACAGGGGGGTTTTTTTTACTTAATTACTTTTTGCACCTAACTTTATGATTTATAAAAGAAAACTCGAGTAAATCATTTTACTTAATTCCCCGATTTTACTTAATGAAATAGAACAAACACAGAACAAATTTTAAAAAACCAGAACAAATATATAAAACAGAACAAATACAAAACAAATCAACTGACTAATTCTGTTAGTGACCTCAAAACTTTTACACCATCCTGTGCACAAAAGCGGCGCTCATATTTTGACCTATTTCCACCAGTTTTTTGCTTAGCGTCAATTATATCAATATACCCAAGAGTTCTCATATAGCTCAAAACTTCCTCTAATCCATTAACAGGGTCACTGATAGAATCACTATATTTAAGACTCTTATTATGCTTAAGAACTTGCGACAAAAGATTCATTCTAACTATTTTTGAATCTTTATCCTCTTTATTTGGTTTATAACTGGCAAAACGCCCTTGAAGTATCTTAATCAAAGCGGGTGCTACTACAGTTTTGGCTAAATCCTCCTTAATATTTATGAAATTAGAACCAGCAAAGAACTTAAATAGCTGATTGAATTCATACAAAACCATATTTTTAGCCCATGTCCATTCTTTTTCGCCTATAACCATCGAATTAGGAACATCCTGTATAGAACCATACTCCTTCCTATTATTGAAGATGCTTGCCAAAGCGGCGTATTTCTTGGCCTTAACAGGCATCCTCGAACACATACCACCTTTAAAATCCCCTTTATTCTTATTGTGCAAATCAGTAGCGGTACTTTCAAAATCATCCACATCATCTTCTAAGTCAAACCACTCTAGTATTATTGGTACATATTCATCAGTAGACTGACAAGATTTACACAAATTTATAAGAAACTTTATCTTATTTATTAATTTATCACTCAAATCTGGTCTTATATTCTTATTATGATAAGGTTTATCACAATCAACTCTATACAGATTTTGCCTAGGCAATAGTCCATTTTCAACATCATTTTGTTTATGATACCCAGACAATATAGTACTAGGCGTACTCTCATTGATGATGCTCAAAGCGGGTGATTTAATACTTTTAATATCATCCACATTTTTACTGTAAAGCTCTCTGCCAGTTTGTCCATTATAATCACTCAATGTATACAAGCTTAATATGGCTTTCCTTAAGTTCTCTTGGTCTCCTGACCCGCTTTGCATTAATAGTCCAGCTTCTGTAAATACGCAAATCTGTGACCTAGAGTTCTGTAAGTCAGAAACAAGACCCTTGGAAGCGGTAAACCTCTGAGCGCCAATGAAGCTGACACCTCCGCCTAATTTGTCATACGTAGCCAATATCCTTTTTATAGTTTTCCCTATAAAGTCTTTACCCATACCAGTATCCATCAATATAGTCATATAAAGATTCAGTCCTAAATCTTCTACATTGAATCTTCTACCACAAATACCAGCTAAAAGACCCATACCAGTAACAAATGCAACCTCTTTATACTGATAACGCTGCATTTCGTATAATTCTTGGATAAATTCACCTAAGTCCCCTGGTGGCATAGGAAACTCTAGGTTTATGGCTTCATCTTTAAATACATCATTTAGCTCAATAGATTCCCAGTTTTCATATTCCTCATCAATTCCTAAATATTCCTTTAAACTAAATACATTTTTATCATGACAATGACCATGATGGCATTTAAAATTCCCTTGGTCATATCCATTATAATGCGCCAGGAAATATCTAGCACTACCATCAGGTGTCTTATCAGTATGATTACAAGTCCAAGGGCAATCTAACCTATAAGTACCATTACCTATGCGCTCAATTATTAGCCCTCTGTTATTAATAGCATCAAATACTGGGTCATCTATCTCTGGTACAAATTTAGGATTAATAGAATTTGATGTAGATTCACCAACAGAGACATCTGAATATTTACCAAACACATTATTTAATTCACCAAAAGAGTATTTTATATTATTGTCAATAAAACAAACCCTGCTAGGATTATCCTTATCCTTCCAATGTAAATAACCAGGCAATCTTAAATATCGAGTACAATCCTTGGCGCCTTTGTCAAATCCACAATGTGTAACTAATTTAGATTGAAGAATATTCCATTGATCTAATGTACTATTATCTGATATTAACCAATAATAATGATATTTGTTACCATCAGGAGAACTAGATGATTGAACAATTAATGAAGGCTTTAAATCAAAATCATTCCTAGGCTCTTTCCTTTTAACATCATCGTCACCAAACAATGCTCTAGCACGCACAAACATTGCAGAAGTCCTTTCTCTTTCTGGGTCTTTAGACTGGTCTAATTCATTAACTGTAAAGAATATAGACTCTTTATGCTCATTATTTCGTGGATTCAAATTCTGTCTTGCAAAGCGGTATTCTCTTTGTTGGTGTCTCGGGCGATTTAAAACATCGTCCATAACAACAAATATTTGCTTACCATGGAAATGCGTCAAAAACAATTCTGTATCAAAAGACCATTCTTTCATAGAAACACCATAAACTCCTAGCTAACAATCACAAAAATTATAAATTGCAGGTTTATAATCAAAACCCGCGCAGGATAATCAGATTACGCCTATGCAAGACTTTTTGCAATACACTACATATTGTGCTCAAATTTTAAACACATACAAGATATGCTACTTGCATTGCTAAACTATTTATGCTATTATTATCACGCACTAGAAAGAGGTGCAAAAACTTTAACACAATATGAGGAATGACATGAAAACCCTAGACTATGACCAACTACGCATAATAGTGCCAGCAGCATTTGCGGCCCACGAAGCGGAACACTTATCAGATAGATATACTTTTATTAATTCTTTTAATATTATTCAGGAATTCGAGAAACAAGGATATTTCCCTGTATCGGCTACACAATCCTTTAATACTATTGATGCTGACGTGGGCAAACACATGGTTCGATTTCGTCATTCTGAACAACTAGATAGTAAAAATAAAAACGGCATTAGTGAGCTGGTTATGACTAACTCGCACAATGGCAAATCTCGCCTTTCACTTTATAGTGGCATTTTTCGTTTGGTATGCTCTAATGGACTTATTGCCTTTGTTGATAATGGTGGATATAGCGAGAAACACGACTCCTTAACATTAGATAGCGTTAACAAAGGCTTGGAAAACACAATTACACTTAGCCTTGAAACTGTAAAGAGAAGTGAAGCTATGCAAGCGGTGCAATTAACACATGACTCAGCGTTGTATGTCGCTGAACTGATGAAATTGACTGTATATAATGATCGGAATATCGACAGCTCGTTATTATTGGAACCTCGCCGCTCTTATGATACCGCTAGGGACCTTTGGACTGTTTTCAACGTTATACAGGAAAACATCTTAAAAGGCGGTATTGGTTGTGAATCTGAAAGCGGTTTAAAAGGCAAAACGAGACCAATCACACAAATTGATAGGAATATTGAAATTAATCAGAAGTTATGGGAAATTGCTGACGAAATGTTGGAAGAATTTGCATAAAATGCAATTAAGAATAGTATCCATAACTTATTACCAAAGGAAATAAAAATGGCAATTAACATTACAAGCACAAAAGAGCAGACATCATTTATTAAAATGATGGTCTATGGAGACGCAGGTGTTGGCAAGACCTCTTTAATTGCTACTGCTCCTAATCCTATTATCATATCATCTGAAAGCGGTTTGTTGCCACTTGCTGGACATGATTTACCTGTTATTAAGGTTAATTCATATGATGAATTAGTTGAAGCATATGACTATTGCATAGATTCAGATTATCAAACAATATGTCTAGATTCGCTTAGTGACATCGCCGAAACTATCTTGGCTGAATATAAGCAGGACGAGAAGGACCCTCGCAAGGCTTATGGCAGACTTGCTGATGATTTATTATCAGCGATACGTGCTTTTCGCGATATTGAAAACAAGCATGTTTATTTTGTAAGCAAACAAGCAAGGATAGAGGATGCAGATACAGGCATATGTGCCTACAGGCCATCATTCCCAGGCCAACAATTAAATATGAACATACCCTATTTCTTTGATTTGTTGCTATGTTTACGAATTGGCGTTGATAAAGATGGCATAAAATATCGATATTTGCAAACACAAGGCGACATAAACCATGTATGTAAAGATAGAAGCGGTAAACTAGACGAGTTTGAAGAACCAGACTTAACATTATTATTCGATAAAATAAAAGGGGTAAAAAAATGAAGTAAAAAACTGAAACTAAACTAAATAACTTTTAACTTAATAGGAAATAAAAATGGCAAAATTACCAACAAGTTTTAGCACAGACGAATCAGACGATATATGCCCAACAGGAGACTATCTTGCTGAAATCATTAAAACAGAAATGAAAACCACAAACAGCGGTGATGGAGAATATCTTTCTTTGCACTTTAAGATTCTTGAAGGCGCACAGAAAGGTTCTCTGGTTTTTTGTAATCTTAATCTTATAAACCCGAATGAAATGGCAGTTAAAATTGCTAATGGGCAATTGAAAAAGATTATCAATGCAATTGGCAAAGACCCTGCTAAAGTTGTAGACTCTGACGAATTGAAAAACATACCGCTTATGATTAGTGTTGTTAAGCGTCCTGATGACGATGCTTATCCTGGTGCTGACATTAAGAAGTTTAGCAAAGCAAGTGCTGATGGCTCTAAGCCTAAATCAAATCCATTCGCTAAGAAATAATCTACGCGCTCGCCGCTCAGCGCAACCCCAAAGAGCGGCACTTTAATTTTGGAGAATAAAATGAAAGTTTATATCGAATTAAGCTACAATAACATACTTGAAGTAGATACTAAGTATATCAGTGCAGAAAGTATACTTTATTTAATAAATGAAGCTAAAGCTTTTAAGACAAGCGGCTGGTCGCATACTAATGAGTCTAATTACACTGAGGATAGCTCTATAAAATGGGGCTTGCTTAGTATAAAACCAGAGCAATTTGAAGAAGCACCAGAGATTGATATTAGAGCAGTCTTAGAAGAAACAATCGATTGCAACGTGAGATTGACTTGTTGAAAGTTAAAACGTCTGATTCAAAAGACTTGGATGTTACATGACTCGGCACATACCTGAAAGAGCGGCAACCTAACTTGAGGTAACAAAATGAAATACTTAATACTATTACTGTGCTTAACTGGCTGCTCACATGAGTTTTGGTTCGGTGATGGGCGACCTGTTGCATACAGCCCAGAAGCAGAAGACCATTACCAAAGAATGGGCGAATACTTAACAATTTACCAAATGCAGCGTAATGACCAATTACGTGATATGAATAAGAGAAGATAATGGCAATACTTCCTAAGCAAAATAGTGCCGCTGGACAGAACATTGCCAATATTCTTAATGAAGGAATGATTAAACAGACCCAAAGAGGATACCTAGGATATTCATCAAGCGGCGAACCTTGTTTACGAAAGCTATGGTATTCTTTTCGCTGGGCTAGTGATGATTTGATTACTAAGCAGACAAAGCGTATTTTTGATTTAGGGCACACACTAGAAGCAGAAATCAAAAAAGATTTAATTGCTCATGGCTTCACTATTACCGATGAACAATTGTCTGTCGAAGGGTCTTATGGTCATGCTTTAGGGCATATTGATGGCATTATATGCTTGCCCAATAGCAATGATAGGATGTTGCTTGAGATTAAAACATCAAATGCACTAGCTTGGGCTGCTATTGTTAAGCGAGGTGTAAAGAAAGAAAAACCTACTCATTATTCGCAAATGCAGGCGTATATGGGAAAACTTGGCTTAAGATTTTGTTTATATCTTTGCTATAACAAGAATACAAGCGAATATTATATTGAGTTAGTTGAGTATGACGCTACATATTATAGTGACATTGATAGAAAGTTTAATAGTGTATTAATGAGTGAATTCCCACCTGACAAGATAGGAGATATAGAATATTATTTGTGCCAGTGGTGTGCATTCAAAGCGGTATGTCATGAACAAGCAGTACCAAATATTAATTGTAGAACGTGCGAGTTTGTTGATATTGAAATGGAAGGTAAGTGGCATTGCAGGCTTCATAATAAAAATTTAATCCAAGATGAACAACGCATTGGATGCAACAAATATAAAATATGCAAAGTATTATAAAGTATAATTTACGAACAAGCTAATGAAACCAAGACCATATCAAATTGAAGCGTATAACAGCGCGATTGACTATATGATGCAGCGTCCTGATAGGCATGGTATTATTGCTATGCCTACAGGAACTGGCAAGTCCCTTGTAATTGCAATGATTGCAGCGTTTGTTAACACTGAGTGGAAAACTAAGGTGTTGATTTTGTCACACTCTGAATCAATACTGCAACAAGATTATCGACAACTAGCTGAATTATTGCCTAATATTGGGTTATATTCAGCTGGCTTAGATTCAAGAATTGTTAAAGATGTGACTATAGCGGGGATTAAATCAGTCTATAAGAAACCAGAATTATTTAATGATATAGGCCTAGTTATAATTGATGAATGTCATAGCATAAGTAATGAAGATAACTCTATGTACAGGCTATTTTTGAATAGCGTAGGCAAGATATACTTAGGACTTACTGCTACGCCTTACCGCTTATCTAGTGGATTGATGTATGGCAAGCCTACTTCGTTGTTTAGTGATTTAATTTATGATTTAACTAGCGTTGATAATTTCAATAAACTTATTGAAGATGGTTATCTTTGTAGATTGAAAGTGCCTAGCACGCAATTAAATATTGATACTTCTGGATTACATCATAGAGGTGGTGAATTCATTGATAAAGAAATGTCATCCTTGATAGATAAAGATGAAATAACAGAAGCAGCATTATTGGAAACTATTTACATTGCTGACCAATATAAATGTAATAAGTGGCTTATATTCGCGATTGACATAAAACACGCCGAACACATAGCGGAGGCATTGTTATTAAAAGGCATTAAGGCTGGTGTTGTGCACTCTAAAATGGATTTTGATAAAGATTGGGTAATTAATGCACATAAATCAGGTGATATTACAGCTTTGGTTAACGTAAACATGCTTACTACTGGTTATGATGACCCTGGTATTGATTTAATTGTTATGTTGCGCCCTACTGAATCACCAGTTTTGCATGTTCAATCTGCTGGCAGGGGCACTCGCATATATCCTGGAAAAGATTTCTGTGTTTTTCTTGACTTTGCTGGGAATACTAAGAGACTTGGCCCAATTAATGCCGTACAAGTAAAAGATAAATATAAACTTGATAAGACAATAGGCGAACCAATATATAAAACTTGCCCAGAGTGTGAATCATTAACTTATCCTGCTTGTAGAGTTTGTAATGAGTGTGGGCATGAATTTGTTTTTGAGACTAAACTTGAATACACTAGCTCTAGGATTGAGGTTATTGCTGAGAATAGGGCATGGTACGCTGTTGACTCGGTTTCTTATCAGCTGATTGATCTGCCTAGTGAGATACAAGCGATCAAATGCACGTATCTGAGCGGCATACAGTTTTTTAATGAGCTTTTCTGTTTAAATCATACCGGCTACGCACGTACAAGAGCCGTTAACGTATTAGCTTTTAGGGGCGCTAGCCCTACTGATTTACGATGCTGTAATGAATTTTTACATAGCTTTTTAGGCAATTTAAAAAATCCGAACAGGATTTTAATAGATTCAAGCGCGAAATATTCGAAAGTTTTAAAGTATGAGTATTGACAGGGTGTAAAAGTTTTGCTAGACTGACCGCTCATTTAACATAAATAGGAATTTGCAATGGATAAAAATACCGAAAATACAGAATCAACTCAAGAAGATACAGAGGACACTAAATCTGACCCTGCTATGGGTGCTATCAAGGCTGCTTTTCAAGCAGAAATGGCAAAAGAAAATGTTGACGAAGATGCAGTTAAAATGGCAATGTTGATGGCTGGTGCCAAGTTTGCAAATGTCGCCCGTTACTTTAACCAGCTGATGGTCGAATGTGGTTTTGCAAAGAGTAAAGAAGAAAGGAGCGAAATCCTTGATAAGTTGCTTTCTGGTCTTGATTTGACTGTTGAGGCAACTTTTGACGAAGCATTGGTAAAAGTGATGGAAGCACTTGATGCTAACGACCGCTCTGCCGCTACATCTGTTAGGATGTGGTGTAAGAAAAATGAAGTAGAATTTTTCAAGAAACCTAAACAAGAACCAGGCGAAGGTCGTTCAAATTTCGATACCAACATGTACAAGTGGATTCTTGATAACATAAATGCAACAGTTGAGCAGTTCACAGATTATCTTGATGAAGTTGGCACAGAAAACACAAAGCGGTTCAGAGCCAAACATCTTGGTATATTTGATTTCGTTCAAAAAATAAAAGCCAAGTATTAATTATTATACTTAACGTAAATCCATAGGGCATTTAATTATGCCCTATTTTATTTGTGGGATAAAACATGATAATTTTAGGTGCAGGCCTAAGTGGATGTATCGCATCGCTAATGATTCCAGGGGCACAAGTATATGAACCACTTAAAGAAATAAAAAAGCATCAAGCAATTTTAAGATTCAAAAACGATTTAATTTCAAAAGCACTTGGTATACCTTTCAAAAAAGTAAAAGTATATAAAGGCATTTGGCATAACGACCACAATGTGCAATTATCGCCACACTACATAGCAAGATACTCCAGAAAAGTATCTTCAAAAGTATCGCACAGGTCTATATGTAATCTTGACACAGAGGAAAGATATATTGCGCCAAGCAACTTGCATGAAAAATTAATTGAAATGTGCAATCCTTTTTTTGGATATAATATTAATCTAATGAAAGAGCATAGTTCCACAATAATAAGTACACTTCCAATTGATGTGTTATGTTCTAATTTAGGTATTGAAATACCAAAACTAGAATATAATACAATTTTAATAAGTAAATTTATAGTTCCAAATTGCGATGCCCACATGACAAACTATTACACAGGTACATCTACCGCTGTGTACAGGGCATCTATAGTAGGGAACGAATTGATTATCGAATCAAGTTTTAATATAATAAAATCAGATATTGAACAAGTATTGACATCTTTCGGTCTGATGGGGATTAGGGTTACTCCTGTAATTGAAAATTATGAGCAAAAATACGGAAAGCTTACGACTATTGACAATGACATTGTAAAAAAAATTATCTATAAATTAACGAAAGAACACAACATATATTCCCTTGGTAGATTCGCAACATGGAGAAACATACAGTTAGACGATATTTACAACGATGTTTTAAGGATAAAAGAGTGGGTTAACTTAAACGAATATGATAAGGTGGTAAAATGAAAGTAACATTGATTGATTATCAACCAGATGCATTAGAACTTTTAATATTCACTAGAGGAACTAGGTTAAAAGGAGTTAAAAGAAAACAAGATATTTACGATTGGCCATATGAAAGAAAAATGGAAGAACTTGATAAAATCAAGGATACTATCAAATCATCATGGGAATTTGTTTCTTATATATTTTCGATAGAAAATGTTAGCAGGAACTTCACTCACCAGCTTGTTAGGACTCGCACGCAATCATACGCACAAGAATCACTACGAGCGGTAGATGCAAGCGAAAGTGGTGTATACAACCTTGGTCTTAATGAATCTTATGACGACGCTGTTTATACTTCATTAGCTTGTTATAAAGAACAAATAGAACAAGGCGTTCCAATACAAGATGCCAGAGGATGTTTACCAACTGATATATTAACAAACATAATTGTCAAAACTGATTTACGCACGTTGCACGATACCGCTCTGACTCGGTTGTGCGTGAGAACTTCTGGCGAGTATCAAGACGTGTTCAAGGCAATGAAAGCGGCTGTAATTTACGTTCATCCTTGGGCAGAGCCTTTTATTAACGTAGCTTGTGTGCAAACTGGTATATGCTGTTTCCCTAGATACACAGAATGCCCAGTACAAGAATATACTGTGCAAATTACAGATACTCAAAAATGCGTAATAAAATATGCTTGGGAACAAACTAATCACGTAGCAGACCCATCAGGTGCAAAATGAAAATATTATTATTAGTGCCAAGTTTTTATTATGACAGACGAAGCGTATTTATACAATCATTTAATAATTACATGTCTATGAATTTCCCAAACTGGGTTATAGATGTTATTGACACTCGTGGGTATGATGAGCCTTATATGTGTATGTTTAGAACTAATATTAGGGTGGAATGCGACTATGTAATGCAATGCGACGACGACTTTATTTGGAATCAAGACTGTGTTAAATATTACAAGAGAGTAGAAAAAATATTAGAAGAACAACAACCTGCTGTTTTAAATGTATTTGGTTCACGCTATCCTCGTGAATTATTTGAGATTAAAAACTGCATGATTGGGACTAATCGAGGATTGTTTATTAAAACTAAGTTACTTGAAGGTGTTGATTGGCATAATGACATTAAAAATTTAAAATATGGACTAGAAGAATCTGTACTTGCATTTAAGGCATTAGAGTCAGGTGGTAAATTTATGGTTATTGGCCAATCACCACTTGAAAGAACTCACAAGTCTGGTAGTATTGGGTATGATAACCATAGCAAGTTACACAACTTGGCATTGATAGAAGAAAACTGCATAAAGTTTATTCGAAAAAGATATGACGACGCTACATGGGATTTTCAAACTGGTAATTTTCCAAAAGGACTAAAAATGAATGATGCAAAGAAAACTCAAATTGGTGGGAATCATTATTCAAAGTTAGCTATTCAACCTTTTGATTATTGTCACAAAAACCACCTAGAAGGAGCAGAATCAGCGGTAATAGCATACGTTACTCGCCATCGCGACAAAGGCAAGGCAATGGATTTGAAAAAAGCCATCCACACACTTGAACTTTTGCTTGATGCTGAATATGGAGAAAAATATGATCGTCGCGATTGATACAGAGACAACGGGGTTGCTTAAGCCAAACGCAGCGCCGCTCAAAGAACAACCAAAGATTACTGAAATATATTGCAGAAAATTTGATTTAGATGGCAATATCGTTGCAAACTTTCATTCAATGATCAACCCAGAGATACCTATCCCAGAAATAGTAACAAAAATAACAGGAATAAACGACGAAGCGGTTAAAAATGCGCCAACATTTGTAGAGATATATAAAGACTTAGCAGACTTTTTTATAGGATGTAAGTATGCTACAGGGCATAACCTAGGTTTTGATAGAGATATGCTTGCAAATGAGCTGTTAAGGATTGACCAAATTTGCGCGTTCCCTTGGCCACCTATACAGATTTGCACAGTGGTAAAATCTTATGATATAAGAGGATACCGCTTGTCGCTTGACAAACTATACAAAGAGCTATTTCAAAAAGATAGACCAGGGATAAAGCATCGCGCTATGAACGATGTACAAGACCAAAGCGAGTGTTTCTTTGAGCTAATAAAAAGAGGAAATATTATCTTATGAAACGTGATGAATTATTTTATGTGGACCTATTTTACAGTACTCTTATTTTAATATTAACCTTTTGTTTTGGTTTTATTATTTGCTGTTTAATTTTAACAATAATTGGTGTTATATGATCCATATTGCACTATTAAGCGAATATTCTTTTGGTAAATCTTACTCAAAAGTAAAAGACCTTGTTAAGTTACCAGGGAATTATATTGGCATTGCTGACTATAACAATACTTTTTCTCATGTTTATCTTGAAAAAGAATGCAATGCCATTGGCAAAAAGCCTATTTTTGGTGTACGATTACAAGTTTGCTCAAACTTAAATGAACGATTTGATTATCATTCATTTGAAACCATATTGATTGCTAAGAATAATGAAGGATTAAAAGAAATAAACTATTTGACGAGTAAAGTTTGGAATCAATTCTATTATATACCTAGGCTTTCAATTGACCAATGGCAAGGAATATCGAAAAATATAATTGTAATTGACAATCATTCTGAATTAAAGCCTAGGAACTTTACAAATGATGGCAATATTTATATTGATTACAATAGCTATATCAATTTGCAGGATAGGGATATTTATCAAATTGTTGCTGGCTCTAGTAAACGTGGTGATGATAGAAACTTTCACTTTGATACCGCTTGTTGTCCTCAACACGTTTTGAGCGAAAGAGAAGCTATCGCATATTTTGGTAAAGATTGCGTCGAGCTAACTGATTATGCAATGCTGTGCAATGCTAGCATCACTAAAGCAGAAATGGTTCACTTTGATGGCATTAAAGATTTGCATAGCATTTGTATTGATAGCCATAAGTACAAAATCGAATATTCAGAGCGGCTTGAATATGAACTTGGATTAATTAAATCAAAAGGATATGAAGATTATTTCTTAATCGTATCTGATATGATTAAGCACGCAAAGAAAAATGGAATATTAGTTGGCCCAAGTCGTGGTTCATCTGCTGGCTCACTTGTTTGCTACTTGATGGACATAACTGAAATTAATCCTATCGAGCATAAATTGTTATTTGAAAGATTTATTGACATTAACAGAAGCGACTTGCCTGATATAGATGTGGATTTCCCTGATGATAGTCGAAGTTTTGTTATAGACTATCTTATAAGGAAATACGGGACTGGTAATGTTAGCGCAGTTGCAAACATAAACAGATTACAAGCTAAATCTGCTATAGCTGAATTTGCTTATGCTTTAGGTATCCCTAAATATTTAACAGAAGATGTTAAAAACTCAATCGTTGAAAGAAGTAGTGGTGATGCTAGGGCATCTAATACACTTGAGGATACTTTTGAAGATACAGAAGCTGGAAAAACCTTTATTAATCAATATCCTGTTATGCGATTATGTTATGATGTTGAAGGATTGGCTAATCATGCTGGTAAGCATGCCGCTGGTATTATTGTCTCTAATAAGCCGCTTAATAACTTTGCGGCGGTTGATTCGAGGGCAGGGATTATACAGCTTGACAAGAAGGGGGCTGATTACGTAGGGCTACTTAAAATAGACGCGCTAGGGCTTCGTACGCTAACGATTTTATCAGAGATATGCGGTAGCATAGGGATGACTATAAACGACCTGTATGCGCTTGATTTAGGGGATTCTTTGACCTATCAATTATTCGCTGATATGCGCCTGAACGGCATTTTTCAGTTTGAGGGAGCTGCCTTACGAAATATCGTTAAGCAAATCGGGGCTGAATGTTTTAACGATCTTGCTTTGATTACTGCTTTGAGTAGGCCTGGTGCTTTGAACTCAGGTGGCACTGGTCGATATATTGAAATTAAAAAGGGTAACAAAGAACCAATATACCTATCAAACAAACATAAAGAAATAACAGAGGAATCATTAGGGGTTGTAGTTTACCAAGAACAAATGATGTCAATATGTAAAGAAATGGGGCGAATGTCATGGCAAGACGTTAACTCTTTACGTGCTGCCGCTTCTAGGTCTATGGGCGATGCCTTCTTTTCACAGTACAAGGACAAGTTCATTGAAGGATGCATGGTAGAGTTCTCTAAAGAAGATGCTACCGCTTTGTGGGAAAACATCAATAAGTCTGGCTCGTGGCTGTTCAATAAATCTCATGCTGTTAGTTATGCTGTCGTATCATACTGGACTGCTTATTTCAAAGCTAATTATCCTAAAGAATTTGCAATTGCTAACTTAAATCATGTTGCCGATGAGCAAGCTGGCGTGAGCCTTTTACGCGACCTTGTTGAAAATGATGGAATGAAGTACAAAGCGGTAGACCCTGATGAATCGGATGTATATTGGACTATTAAAGATGACATTCTTTTAGGGGGTCTTATTAATATTGATGGCATAGGTATATCTAAAGCAAAGGATATTGTTAAGAATAGGAAAACAGGCAAGATTACCCCTGGGTTAATGAAAAAGTTAATGAATCCTGTTACTATTTATGACGACCTGTATCCTATAAAAACTAAATTTGGGGAGTTGTTTACTCAGAATATATCATTCATTAAGGATGTTAAATCAAAAGGTAAGTATGAAATAATAGGGGTAATTGAAACACTTGATATTCGCGATGTTAATGATTATCAGGCGTTAGCGAGACGTGAAGGCAGGCGAATCGAAGGCAATAGCTTATATCTTCGATTCATTATAAAAGATGATACCGATTCTATAATTATGCTAGTCAATTATAAGAACTATGAAAAGATGAACGGTAAAGCTTTATCAGAAGCGGCAATTCCAGGAACCTTTGTATATGTTCGTGCGACGCTTGATAGTGAAAGTTGGAGAACACTTAATATCCAGTATATAGAAATACTTTAATGGCAGTTGACATTTGTTTAAAAGTATGATATAATAAAATTTCACTTAAAATAGGAGTTAAAAGATGTTAGATATACAGGATAAAAAAAGAATTAACCGCTTGCACGAAGAAATTCAGCAAGATGAATTTATGCTAAAATCAAATATGGCAAAGTCACCAACAATTGCAAAAGCTATACAAAAAAGAATTGAACAAAAACGCAATGAATTAACTGATATTTATGAATTTGGAGGAGACTATAGATGAGCAGAATAAAAGCCGTACAAAAAGGCGACAAGATTTCTTTTGAAAGCTATGGAGAAACAGTTGCAGTGAAATACCATAAGCAATGGGCTAGAACAAAGCTCATTACACCTGAACTTGCAAATGAATTAAAAAGGAGGATTAAAAATGCAGATTAAACTGTCAAACTTTAAAATGATAGGGTCGACTGGGTCTGGAATAAACAGTACAGACTATGCTGAAGTAGACGTCGAAATCACAAAAGGCTTTTGGCCATTTAAAACAAAGCATACTGAACATCGCAAAATATGCTCGCCAAGTGAAGGACACTGGTTTTTCTTAGATACAGGTGAGTTTACTCCTAACTATCAGGCTGAAACATTGTATAGGGCCTACATTGCCAAAGAAAACTTAAAATTAGTAAAAGACTGTAAAATTGTAAGTGAACAAATAAAACCAATTAACGAAGTACTAGAAAGCTTTGCAGAATTGCCTGAAGGATGGAACGGGTACACTGGCGCTGCTCCGAACAATGAGACAATAGCGAAGGCAAAAGAAATTGCCAGTTTGTTGTCAGAATACTCTTGGCAAGCCGTCCCGGGAGAAGACGGCTCAATACAACTGGAATGCCATACAGCTGATTATGATATTGAAATTTATGTGAGTGTTGCAAATGAAAACATTATACAAAGTTAGCGCTACAGGCGCAATTCAAGAATGGACTGTATATCAGCAGGGGCCAGATATAATTGCTATCGAATGGGGGCAACTAGGGGGTGCTAAGCAAACTCAATATGAAGAAATTGAGCGGAACCAGTCTGGACGCTCCTTGAAAGAGCAATTGAATCTACGAATGGAATCCCGCATTAATAGGCAAAAAGATAAAGGATACTGCGAGACAATTGAAGAAGCTAAAGATAGCATGGGGCTTAATGCTAGTAAACTACTTAAGCCTATGTTAGCACAAACTTATGATGGACAGCGCAATAATCGAGATGGATTCTGGCAATACAAGTATAATGGTCACCGCTGTTTGATAACACGCCTAGGCGATGAGCTTATTGCTTATTCTCGTAATGGAAAACCTATCAACACTGTTGGACATATTCTTGAAGGAATGGATATTCCCGAAGGCACTACGTTAGATGGTGAGCTTTACATACATGGTAAGCCTCTACAAACTATTTCAAGTATTGTTAGAAGCGTAAAACCTGCAAACAAAGATTTGACATACATTGTGTATGACCAAATTACAAAAGACCATTTTGAGCAAAGAATGTCTGATTTACACGGCTATAAACTATCAGGCAATGTTGTTATTGCACCTACATTTGGCGAATATACAAGAGGAATGGCTACAAAAAGTTATTTAGAATGTGTGCAAACTAAAGGATTTGAAGGATTAATGTTCAGAGATAACAATAAGCCATACGAGCCAGGCAAGCGGTCATCACAGTTATTAAAAGTTAAGATGCGACTTGACATGGAAGTTATAGTTAACAGCATAATACCTTCCAAGGATGGGTGGGCTATACTACATTGTGCTACGCCCAACGGCAGAATAGTTTCAGTTACTGCGCCAGGCACTATGGAGAAAAAACATGAAATTTACGAAAAAGCATATCTGTACGTTGGTAAAATGCTAACAATCGAGTTTGCAGAATTTACAAAAGACGGCGTGCCTTTTCATCCTGTGGCAATTGCATTTAGAGAGGAAGAATAATGTTTATTTGTAAATTATGCAAACAAAAAGGCAGTTCTATTATTGATATTGCACACCTACACGGCTGTCCCGCAAGAATACAGCCAAATGCAGGGGCTAATATTGTCAAAATAGGGGGTTCACAATGAGCGTAGAGCTACTACCGTGCCCTTTTTGTGGCAGCCAAGCCTATGTCTCCGAAGACCAATCAAGCGATTACGACGTTCATTGGACATGGCATGTTGATTGTACTGGGTGTGGCGCAACAATTGATTTTAAGTCGACAAAAGAACAAGCAGTCAATGCTTGGAACTCAAGAGTTGACGAGACTTTTAGCTATGACACAAAAGAAATTCAACATAAAGTTATAGGCATATGCAGCGCTTGCGGCGGCAGTGCCTATACACAGAGTCCTTTAAATGATTCGGACGTTATGTGCTGGGAGTGTGCTTATGACTATGCAATGTGAAAATAGGCAAAGCGTCATGTACACCTTGAGCGATTTGTTAGACTAATAACCAGGATTTTATTGATGAACATACAAAGATTAAGAAATTTAACGACAAACATCTTGCATACTGAAATGAGCCACGTTTATGAAGACCTTGAAAATATAATGGGCGAACGCGGGTTGATGCCATACATGCTCCCTAATGTAATGCGATCAGTTGAGCCGTGGCTAAGGAAACACGTACCAGAAGAAAGATTTTGGGATGGGGAATACGATACAACGCATTGTGGTGAATATATGTTGCCTGAGCCAACAGCAGAGGAACGTGAAACGATGTTTGAGTGCTACAAGATGTCAAGACAACTGGGAGGTAAGAAATTTCTGACAGTACTAGCTGGTTGTGCATAACGCAGAATTAACGTGCCGCGCTGCATAAAACTTAAACGAAACCGCTGACGGTAAGCGTCGGCTTGAATGTGTGGTTATACGATGACCGAGTGGGAAAGTAGGCGAATAACGCAAGCATGGGCAATCATTAAGCCAAATGGTGACATTTGCCTAGATAGTACATTTGAAAATGAAAAGTCGGCATGGGAAATAGTTCTTGGCTATCCAAATGATGATGAAATTAAGACAGCCAATGAAAGTGGTTATAAATCAGTGTTTGCAACAGTTGTCGTATAACGCGGTTTATGAGCCTAAATAGGTGCATATCATAACCAACCCCGCTAAAAATAACCAAAAAGCAGAAGGCAAAGGCACGCCGGGTGGTTCTTTGTTTGGTGTGTTGGGTTGGTTAAGCTGAACTGAAATGCCGCCCAGTTGACCCCCAGGCGGCAATATAGGGAGGGTTAAGCCAGTGTTTACAGGTGGCTTTTTTTTAGAACCATGCTTAATAAAACATCTTCAGTTGTTAAGTTAGACTTAACAACTGGTTTACATGGTTCGTTTTGAAAGCGAGCAATCTCTTTATCGAGCTGCTTGCCTTTAAAGTCGTTATCTTCCATCATCTTAACCAGCTTTTGCTGGTCATCTGGCAACTTAGCCAGCGCGTCCTGAATCACTTTATTGGCATCGCTTAAGCGTTCGTTCTGCTCGCTTAGGCGCTTGTTTTGGTCTTCAATCGTTCTTAAAGCATCCTTGTTAATCTCACAAGGCGGGCTATAAGCGGCAATCGTGCCGCCCACAGATACGGCGGAAACAATCCCAGCCACCATGCCAAACTCACTCAGTTTCATCGGGGATACCTTCTGCCGGGTCGTTGTTAATAATCGTCGTGTTAGTGTTAGCCCGTGACCAGTCACCCGATAAAGCCGCTACGATGATCGATATCATGCTAGCAATGATCGCTATCGGCTTATCTGCATGAATGACATAAACTATCAAGGCAAAAGCAAATACTAACGTACTAAAGCGGATAGCAAACTCTAATCGGCTCACGGCATCGCCTCTAATACCTTAAACCCAAGCCACACCCATAGCGCCACAGTACAGACGAACACTGAGCATATCAGCAATATGATTAACCACATTGGTATGTTTTCTTGATTAGGCTTCATTCACACTCATACACTACTGGTTCAAATATAGCACGTACACGCCTAACAGTCTCACGTTCGGCATTGCGTTCAAACTCAAGGGTTCGACAACGTTCCTTCCAGTCGGAACACTCAGTGCTGATACGCTCAATATAAGGGTCAATTTCTTTAACTATTTTGGTAAGCTCTACAATTTTTTTGGCCACATCTTGAAGTTCCGCGCGCTGCTGTAAATATTTTGCAGAAATCAGCACCGAATAGACAAATAAAGCGATAACTGCCGATTCCATCAGGCCAACCCCAAAGCTTTAAATACTTTCTTAGTCTGAACCTTACGGTCATCCAGTCCGTTAGTACCGCCATTAACGCGCTTGGTTACCGTTAATATGCAGCTATCACTCATGTCAACGCACTTCTTATCAACGGCATTCTCATTAAACCAGTAGAAAGCCGCTTGAAAATAAACTTTAGGGTTATCCTTTAAACTATCCAAGTCGGTATCTGCTGGCAAGCCTATGCTATCCAGGAACTTTGTAATGTTAGTCTTTCCGGTGAGTTGAAGCCCAAATATACCACGATAACGCCAACCATCGCCGCTGGCCTCATCACCATTTCCCATGCGGTTAGCATAGACATGATTAGCGATAAGCTCTGGTTTTCGCTCATGTGCCGCTATTAATGCCTGATTGGGCACTAATTCATCCAGCTCATTACGCACCGTGTAATATTTCTTGAAGATATTAAGCAGCCCAGCCGCACCGTAGTTCAAGTTTTCACGAAAATGGGTATATAGGCCGCTTTCATGCGCTACCTGTCCGATAACATGTGCAAATAACAACTTATCGGTTATTCCTAAGTCATCCATCATCGCCTTAGCGGTATTAGGCCCCATGATTCCATCAGGGGCTAAGCCTAGTTGTTGCTGATATTTCTGTAAATAGTTCATATAAATACTCTACGTAACAAGGCCAGCAAGCGCTGACCTTGATTGAAAATATACTGCTATTAGACTACAGGAGCGGGGTCTACAGCTGGCGCTGGAGCATCTGGGTTAATATCATCTAGGCTTTGTACAGACGCAGATAGCTGCCCAGTAGTTGCAATAACTGCGTCTAAAGCCGCTTGTGCTTCTGGTGACAATTGTCCTGTTGCGAGCTGCCCTTGTAAAGCTAAGATTGCATCAAGCTGTGATTGAGTAGCAGCTCTAACTTCTGTGGACACTTTTGAAAGTTGCGTTAAAATATTGCTCAAATTTGTGTTTACCGCTGTTAGTTGTGTTGCTAGTTCTTCTTGAGTAGACATAATAAGTTTCTCCAGTTTGTGAAGGTGTTGTGTTAAATGATTAAACAGCTCTAAAAGCTCTGTTAAAAAGTTTTGTTCATTGTTCATACAATACTCCAGTAAAGTTAGCGCGTCTCGTGCGCCATTCGTTTAGCCTATACTTTAGGTAAATCTGCACAATGATCTCTAGGTTGCACAGCACCCACAGTATTGTATTCGTTTAATCCCGCTAGCCACGAAATACCCGCGGGTGTAGTAGCACCATGTGGATTATTGCCTGCAACAAGACCAGCAACTTTACCTGCTCTGCCTTCCGCGTATGCTTTTGCTTGTCTAAATGTAGGTTGGCTAACGCCTGTTACCTTGTATTTACCTGCCATTTTATTCTCCTGTTGAATTATACTTTAAAAGATCAGCCAAGCCTTTGCTTACAATATCACTTGTATCGTTAATGCCTTTACCAACATACTTAGCTGCGTTAACACTACCGCGTAGTAATTTGTCGTGTGTCTGACCACTTTGAGCAGCAGCATGTGTATAAATACCAGGGCCTTCCCAGTATCGGCCTATCTTAGCTCTAAATGGACCAACTGGCAACGTTGCTTCTGGATGCATGTTAAGGAAACCAGTAGTGCCTGGGTAACCTTTCTTGTAGGCCCACAGTAGTGGGGCTGCCCCTAGCTTTGTTAGCTGGGATAATCCTGGCACGCTAGTCATTTGTCCAATACTTGTAAAAACACCCAAAGACTTAGGCTGCTTCATAGCACCAAATGACTTATCTTGGTGTGCAAGAATGTCACCCACTTTAGCTAGCTTTTGAAGAGCTTGCAGTTGTGGTGGCCCCTTGTCTAAAAAGAGTCTCATTGCGTCATTTGAGCGCAAATGGCTATACAGCCTTGTTGGGTCAATGCCATTAGTTCCCATGCCATGCTCTATTACTAAGTTAGTCATAGCATATTTAGTGTTAAGGTCTTTCCAGTGCTTAGCGCTTGTGGTGCCTTTAGCACGCGCAACTCCTCTTTCAGCAGCTTGGTCTAGCTCTTGCAACAATGGTTGTAGCTGCTTGGCAGCATTATTGTCACCTACTTTGTAGGCTCCATCGATGCCATCTTTAAGCATAGCCCTTATATTTTTGTATGTGGTACCATCAAAATTTTTACCTGTTTCATAGCGAGAAGTAAAGCTGTTTCTATTTTGCACTAGCGTAGCTTTTGCCATGTCTACAGCTTTTTGTGCAAGTTTGCTATACTTAGCGGCTTCTGTAAATGGGCTTTCTGCAATAGCTTTAACGTGAGCGTCAAGACTGGCCAAGTTGGCTTTATCAAATACTGGAGTAGTGCTTGCTTCTAGTGCGTTATACTGTGCTTTCAAAGAATTTCTATGAGCGTCCAAAACTTCCGGCTCAACCTGCTTAATCATTTTAGTTTCTTTATCAAAATAATGCTTAGGCGAAATACCCATAGCTTGATAAGCTATTCTACTATTTGTAAGATTTTTACTTGCATCGTGCACTTGAAATTCATTTGAGTAACCTATGCTTTTTCTTAATTGAGACTCTATTTGTTGATGCGTTGAAGAGCCTGTCATTTCGCCAGGTAAAAGGTTAGCCCCCTGTTTTTGGTACCAGTCAATTAGCTTTTGATTAGGCTTGCTGTAGTAGGATGGAATCCTATTTGTAAAAGGCCGTAAAGTCTTGCCAGCTACCCCACCTACAACGCCTTCTAAAGCGCCGCCAGTAGCACTAGTGTCTATATTAGACGCGCCTTCTAAAGCGCCTGTCAGCGGGGCAGTTGTCAGAGTACGCTTTAAATCAGCAAACATAGGGTTGTTAACATTAGTAAAACGGCTGTTTTTAGCAGTTTCCCGTGCAAGCACAGTAGGTTGTATCACGTCGCGTTCTAGCATTTTACCAAAACCACGCGTAAGCGGGTTGCTACTAGCAGATAGCCCTGATGCGCCTTTAATACCCGCATCAGTGGCGGCACGAGCTCCGGCAACTATAGGAGCTCCTATTAAGTCGCCTAGACCCGCTGCGGCTTTAGCAGCTACAGGGCCAATAGTAGGGCCTGTAATTAAGTATGGTAAAGCCCCACCTACCAGGCCTGACCCTAATGGAGAACTTATCTGAAAAGGTTCATAGGAATGAGTTTCATCAGCACGCTTGGCGTCTATAGCATCGTCCCTAGCAAAGCTATCTCTTAACACTGCAGGGTCATTCTCAAAAACTCGACCTAAAAAGTTGCTTGCTTTTTTTCCCTGCTCAATAAATCCAGAAGCTACACGCCCAGCGTGTATCATTGCAGATTGCCCCCATGGTGTATGTAAGCCTATTTTAAATGCACCTTTTTGTACAGGGTCAAAAAATTCCGTAGGACTCGGCTGTGCAGGATGCTCCATACCCGCATGCGGGTCAGACGCAAACTGATTTTTAGCACTAATCGAGTTGTCTACTTTAGGCGAACCAACTGCGCCATTTGGAGACTCGTCCCATGTTATATTATCTGCATTAGGAGTACCTAAGACTTTATTGATATACGCAGCATCAGCATTTTTCCCCATAGCAGGGGCTGCTATGCCATTCTTTTTAACAGCACCTGGGCCTGCTTTGTAAGCCGCTATAGCTTTAACAATGTCGCCACCAAACTGGTCTTTTAAGTCTTTTAAGTATCTAGCTGCAGCATCGGACGCCTCATAAAAGTCGTCAGGATTTTTCAGCCCATACATTTTTGCGGTACTATCAATAAACTGAAAATGCCCTTTAGCAGAAGACAGCTTAGTTCTCATGTTTGTGCCTTTTGCAGACTCAGTATTCCACAAGCCTTTTAGCACGCCATTATCTAAGCCATACTGCTTTTCAAGACCAACTAAGTGAGTCTCTTTACTTGAGCTTGAGTTTACTTCATCGTCCCATGTAATAGCCATATTTCACCTTAGTATGGTGTAAAGTCAGTAGAGCCATCAGCATGCATATACACTCTGCGGCCATTTTCATCAGTGCCAGCTCTAATTACTTTTCTTGAAACTTTAGTATTGCTTAATTTAGGCACGTCATCGTTTCTTCTAGTCAGCCCTGCCGCGGGCTTCATAGCTTCTACGGCAATTTGCCTAGCTTCGGCTTTTTGTTTTTTTGTTTGCTCACCATCGCCAGGCATTTCAAAAAATGTCTTTTTAGCAGAGTCTATATCATACTCAGTCAAATTCGCGCCAGATCTAAATCTATTGATAGAGTCTAAAAACTGAGCTTCTGCTTGAGTTAGACTCTGCTCATCGCCCGAAAGACTTTTGTTTAAAACCAAACTAGAAGCCTTGCCAATTACTGGAACCTCGCTTATTAACTGCTCAGCTCTTAGTTTACGAATATCAGCCTTAGGATACAACGTATTTAAGTTTTCACTAGCTGCAGTAGCGGTAGTAAAGTAAGACGTAGCTTTCCCTTCCTCAGCAGTTAAAGACTTTTTATCTGGGTCAGCTGGGCCA